GTGAGTTGCAAGACCCGTGAGTGCATTTGTTTTAATTGATGTTGTGATTACATCATACTTTTTATCCTTGTATGTTATCTGAGACTTAGCTTCAATATCAAGATGTTCTGAAGTAAAAAATTGAGAGTTGCTCATTACTTCATCACCTTCATCGTTTTCAACAAGTTTATGTGTCTCTTGAAAGTAACCATTTACAGTAAAAGGATCTGCATAGATTGGTCCACTCGCGCTATTCCCAAGATAAGATGTTACCTCTACCTCATGTGGTTGCAAAGCTTTGGGCAATTTCATACTAGCCCAACTCCTCTATATAACAATCCTGCTAAATAAAGATATTGCTCAGCACGTTTTGCAACTGTTTTTAGCTTACTTTGTTGAGATGAACCTCCAGAGAAGCTAAACTCTGCAATTGACATTGAACTAATCTGGCTCATTAAACCGAGTTCATCACCAACTTCTGCCCACCATTCATATTGTGCACAGGTCGCCTTCCTAGCTGCTTTTTCATGTTCAGTAATAGAAACATCAACCCTATTTCTTGTAATGTAGTCGATGAGCTCTGAAGCACGCTCTAACAATCTTGTAGCATCTTCAGGTAAGCTACTCTCATCTGTTCCAAGATATTCAGCTAATTCTGTTGTAGTTGCATAAGCCATTTATACCACTTCCTTTTTGCTATTCTTACTAAAGCTCCCATGTATCCCCAATCTCACAAGGTAAATTCTCCCCCGATGCATGGAAACAATCATGTATCCTTGTTCTAGCTGTAACAAAATCACCACTATTATTAGCTAAATAATTTGTTAACCATTCATGAAAACTATTAGCTTTAGTTGCACTATTGAAATCTGCATTTATCGCCAGTGTCGGTTCATTTTCCATATTATGTCCATCATTAACTTCATATTCATGTATAGAATAAGATGCTATCTCAGTTAAAATAGCATCTTTATGAGTAGCAATTGTCGTTTCATCAATTCCTACAGAAGTTAAGTTTAGTACTCTATGCATTTAATCACTTCCTTTTACTTCACTTGCGCAGCTTTAATTGCTTCAATCAACTCTTCATCATCCATTTTCGTCCTTCTATAAATATCATAATCTTGAGCTAAAGAATATAACTCATCATGAGACATTTGCTCTAAACTATTATCCTTGCTTACGACTGTAAATCCTAAAGCTTTAAATTTGGTCTCAAAGGCATGCTTTGACACACGCCTTTTTATTGACCTTCTTTTAATAAGCATTTATATCACTACCTTACGCTAATGCTTCATGGGCATAAATACCATTCACTTTATTATCAGGAGTAAATATATCGTGATACAGTCTATACTGCATTAACCAACCATCTTTAGTTTGGTTCTGTTCAGGTGTAAATATCTTCATGTTCTGCTGCTTAACAACTGGAAGCGCAGCTTGACTATGAACAATCATGAAGTTAAGGTCAGTACCATCTGTTCCATCTTTTTCATAACCAAAAGCAGTTGCTCCATCATTAAGAGTAATCGCAGAATAAAATCTACCCTGTGGAACTACTATGATTGGAATTTCATCATAAGCGGGAATAGAACGATCTCCAACTGTGTTTATATTTCTGTCAAACAATGCAGAGTTCTTAATATTCTTTAGTACTGTTGTAGTTAAGAAGAGATACATATTTTCTTTGGGTACTTCTGCATTTCTCATATCAGCGATTGCAGTATCAATTGCTTCAACTGTATCATCAACTGTAAGTTCTGCTTGTACTGTAGTTTCTGCTGATCCATACATTTCAGCAAATCTTACTGCATCAATTTCAGGTGCTGCATATTGTTTTACAAATTGACTAGATGCTGCTGTAAATGGAACATCAAGTGCTTCTAAATTGTTCTGCTTATCAAGTGTAAACTCAATTGCTCTGTCATAACTAAATGTGTGTGTCTCCCATTGAAAAGTAATATCTCCTGAAGGATATCCGTCTGCTCTGCTATAATCTCCAAGAGCATCAAGTGTAATCTTTGGAATTAATACTTCTCCAGCAGAATTTCCAGCTCTAATCAATTCAGATGGAGCTGATAAAACATCAGTTTTCAGTGCGTCTCTATAAAGTTCATCTAACAGTGTAACATACATTTTCGCTTTGTTAATTGTGTTAGCCATTGTTTATCATCCTTTCACTATTTTTAATATCATTTTTTTAAACCTGCTATCTTTCTCATAGCATCTAACTCTGACTCATCATTTTCACCAAAATCTTGTTCTTTACTAAAGTCATCTCCAGCTTTCTTCTTCTTCCTTGCTTCAGCGCTCTCAAACAAATAATCATCTGATTCTTGAAGCTTATCAAGCTGTTCACTAAGCCCGACAACTGAGTCATCCTCTTCAAGTTTGATTGTATCATTGTCAAGAAGAGCCTTAACTGCTTTTGGGTTACGTGCTTTACGTTTGATCAATTCTTTTTCAATTTCGTTATCTAACGTCTTTTGTCTCAACTTATTATTCAAAGATTCAACTTCTTCTTTCTTAGCATCTTGTATCTCTTTAATTTTGTCCTGGAGTTCAGAGGATGCATCTGCGTGCTTCTTAAGTTCTTCAATTTGTGTATCATAATCTTGGAGTTGAGAGCGTAGTTCTTTGACTTTATCAGACTCTTCATTAAGTCGATTCCTTCTCACAAAGTCACCATCATTCTCGCTTGCAATAAAAAGTTCTACATCTTTGTCATCAACTTCTTTAAGCTTAGTATTAACCTGTTCAAACAATTCTTCTCCTAAAAGTTCTTTCAAATCCATAATTAATACCATCCCTTCGTATTGGTGTACGCTTTTTTACATGGGTGTCGACCATGAAACCTCTTGTTCTTTAACGACTGCAATACCAAAAAGTCGAGTTGTTCTATTCTTCTTCAAAGTCATTTAGTTCTTGACTGTAATAATAATTAGCGAGGTTTGTCAACTTGTTCACGACCGTACTTTCTTCTTCTTTCAGTCTTATCAATTAAGCCACGTTGTTTTTTCTGCCATTTACTTACAAAAGTTTGAGCTTTCTTAGACTCACTATCAGTCAAACTTGCAGCTTTTCTTCGCTTCCATTTCCTAATCATTCTCTCATTATATCGTTGCTGTTGCCGCTGTTCATATAAATTGCTACCTTTTTTCTGTTTGATAACATTTTTAGGATTTGTCAACCCTTCAACATATAACGTTAAGTTGTGAGTGCAGTTGGGATGAAATAAACCAGCACTTCTTGCATCTTGTACTGAAGCATAATCAGGATTCTTACCGCTAATACTCAAGATACGACCTTCCCATGGATCACAAATAGGGCAGCTCTCATAGTGTCCTGAAACAATTACTAAGTCTTCTCCATTAGTAGCAAATCTATTAATATTGCCATCTATTCTTGCTCTTCCTGTTGCTGTTCTAGTAGCCATCTCAACATATGAAGATAAGTTCCAGTTTCTACCACCTTTATCTACAAAACCAGTGATACCTTTGTTTGCTAATTGATTAAGAGTCTTTTGTGCTCCTTCTAATCGAGTACCAGCCCCAGTTAATACATAGTTTGAACCTTTCGCCACTGCTTGTTGATAATAATCTTGGCTCTGTCTTAATATACGTAAGTGTGTCTGAGATAGGCTTTGATTTAGCTCAGATGTAAGTAGTTGTATAGATACTATATCTGATTGTAGAAATTCACTCTTAATTGCTTTATTAGCTTTAATCTTTGTCAAATCTTTTACGGCTGAGTCACTACCTTGCTGATAAGCTAATCTAATAAGATCATCAAGTTTATCTTCATTCTCTTTAGCTAGATGTGAAATAACTTGTTGATTAATGCCATTAGTTAATTGTCTAAGTTCATTCAACTTTGCACGTTCCCACTGACTTAAAGTTAATGTTTTACCTCGCTTCAGTTTATTCGTGATACGAGTTATTATATCCAATTCAGCTTGGGAATAAACTCTTCTTATATCTTCCATATTATGTTCTCAAATCTGGTGTGTCAACAATAATACCTTGCTCTTTTTGAATACGCTCTACTTCTTTTTCAACTTCTTCTTCAGTCCAATCATCATGCAGCATTTTTACTTTCAAATAAGTTGATGCAGCTTGAGCATCGTTAAGAGTTTTTATGCTGTTTGCTCTTTCAAGAGGATCGGTTGTAAAACTATCTGCTAGAGTTACTGCAGGTGTGCCCAGGGTGTTGTTTGAGTTAAATGCAAAGTTATCAATGATTAACCAATCAGCTAGGATCTTTTCTATGCCTCGTGTCCAATACTTAGCTTTCTTACTTCTTGTCTTTTGTGACTTATTCTCACGTGCTTTTATTTCAGTTGCAGTCTGAGCTGAAGTATTAACTTGGTTTAATCCAAAACTAATTGGACTATAACCAGCAATTGAAACTATCTTTTCAATAAGTTCTACTGCTGTCTCTAAATGCTCTTCAGTTCTAATTTTAAACTGATTAAAGTCAAGCTTTTGGTCAGAGTTTGGGTCTGCATTAATAAGCTCATAAGCTTCTTGGTCAACATCAAATTTAAGTGTTCCGTCAACATTTTTCATATATCTTTCTGGGACATAAATTCTTGCTTTACCTAATCGTATGTCTCTCAATAAGCTTGTATATGTTTCATCGAGTGCATCCATTAAGTTTTCAATACCATTATAATCACTAATGCCTAAGCTGCTGCCTCTCCAAAGTCTGTTTGGAAGTTTATTGGGAATATAGACTATTCCACTTGTTGGTAACGGCACATACTCATCATATTCAGCAGTCTCTTCACGTGCAGTTAATGGTCGCTTATTACCTAACTTCATTATGCTACCTTTAAATAACTGATACTGTATTCCATCATCTGTTCTGTGTTCTAATAATCGCCAAACTGCTTCTTCGCTGTTGTCACTTATAACCTTATGAAAAGTCACACCTTGAAGGTAACCCCACTTAAATCGTGGTATTGCATTATCTGCTTGTGCAACATTGATTATTGGATAATCGGCTATATCTTCATCATAATTAATTTTTAGATATACTCCTCCTAATGCGGCAGCAGTTTCCGAACCAGCTAATAATCGTGAGTAAAAGTCCATATCATCTAAACTTTCATCTAAGTGTTCAAATGTTGAAGTTTCATCGTATCGAATATCAGGCTTTTCACTAAACAATAAGTCTGAACTGACCCCTGCAATATCACCTGCAATTGGAACATGAAGCATTGTTACTCGATCTTTAATAACATCTTTCGCCCAAAAGTTACCAACTCTTGCTTGATAAACTTCTAATAGTTTTTCTCGACTGCCACTGTATAAAGCAGACCATTCAGCAAACTTATCATATTCTTTTTCTCTTTCTTCTGGTGGCCAAGTCATTTAATCACCTGCCTTTATTAATTCTGTCAATTTATTTAATCCATTTGCAATTTTAATAAAAACCCAATTCAAAGGTTTAGCCCAAATTTTATGATACCAGGGTGATTTCCCAATAGGTTTATTCCATAAAATCATTTAAGCACCTACCTTTAATATATATTCAACCACTCTGGGTATACCATTTATAACATATCTAAGTGCATCTAAACCATGGTCATATTCTTTAAGAGGCTTATCTTCACCTTTAGCTTCAGCTTTTTTATCCCAACTATAAGAGTGAAATTCTTTGTTAAGATCACCAAGTCCTTTTGCTACTAAAAGCTTATTAACTCCTAGTAAACTACTTAACTGTTGTATTCCATTAAGTACGTCATTCTTAGCTCCTGTAACCTTATAAAATGGAGCAAAATGCTGAGCTCTTGAGAATATTTCTGTTATAAAACTTTTAGCTGATGGATCTACAAATATCCATTCAGGATTAGCATCATTTCGTGTTATAAACTTTTCAAGGTCATCTGCTAAAGTAACATCAGTTTTTGGTAAACCGTCTGACTTTTCTCCCCATCGGTATTCATCAACAATATAGAGCTTATCATCTTCTCCTAATCTAACAAGTACAAACACAGTGGCATTAGTAGTACCGTAGTCAACTCCTATCCATTCACGTGTATATTTCATACTGTTAACTTCGTAAGGCTCAATAAGGTTATCCTCATCATACATATCATATACCAAACCTTCAGCCAATACCCATAAACCTTCAATATACCTTTGATACCAAACTCCACTATATTCTTTTTTCAACTGGTGAACAAACTCTTCAGGTAAAAACGAATTATCATCAATTGTAAAGTGTTGGTGGAATACATCTAAATCTCCTACCCTATCAATCAGTCCTTTTTTCAACCAATGGTATGGTCCTTCGGGGTTACAAGTACCATCAAATTTAGCACCTCTATCTGACAATCTAGACTTGAGCATATTAAAAAAGCCTTCTGGCCAGGTAGTTATCTCATCACCAAAGGCGTATATAAACCCTGCTCCTTGTAATTTCTTTGTAGCTCGTGCATCATTTGCACCTATACAATAGAATTTCTTACCGAATATCTCGGCTTCTCTTTTCATTCCCTGGATACCAGAAATATATTTATCAGGGTATATATCACGCAGCGGATCTAGTATATTTCTCATTATAGTAGTCTCAGTTTTACCAATTAATGTCCTTCTACCATCAGGCAACTGGTTTAATCTTTTAATAATTAAATCATTACCTATAAAAGATTTTCCACTTCGTACAGCACCAGAAAAGATATTCCATCTACTATTAGCGTTATTAAATATGTGTCTTTGCTTTTGAGTATAATATTGTTTACCCATTTGCTGCTGCCTCCATTGCCTCAATCACAGTTTTTAATTTATCTTCTGTTTCATTATTATCATTATGTTCAAATATAGCATATCTTTTTCCAAGTAATTCAGCAGCTTTTGTTCTTTCTCTAACTTTTGGAGGTTGCCGTATTTCTTGCTCACGACCTTGTTTATCAAAAAAGACATCAATTTCTTCTTCGCTTCCTCTCATTACTTCAGTAAGATATTCTAAAACTTCATCCTGAGAGGCTATTCTAGCAGAATCTTTTTCTTTTAACCTTTTTTCTATATAATTTTGAATGTTAACATTTGTCAACATTCTTGACCCTTGCTGTCTGGCAGCATCTTCACTATAACCAGCTTTGATAGCCGATTCTTTTGCATTTAATGAAATAATATATTCATCAGCAAAAGCTTTCTGTTTTTCAGTTAAACTGGGTTCTTTATTTTCTAGATGTTGCCAGCATCTCCATTCTTTTGGAGCTTTACCATCTTTAAACTCTTTTTCTCTTGTACATCTACTGCCATCTTTTTTTAAACCAACGCATCTCACTGACAACACCTCCTAATTATATTTTTTAAGCTGCTTAGTCGGTTTCTATATCCTTTAACGTGTTCATTGTCCTTTAACGTGTTCATTGAATTTTTAATGAACATTTTTAAATAGGCTTTTCTTTATATTAGCCTCGTTTTTACTGTAATCTAAAAAATTATGTATAATAATTAAAGTTTTTTACTAATCATTAAGCAATATTGATTGGTCACTAAGATATTTTACAAACCTTTCTCTTTATCCTTTAACGTGGTTTTGAAAGTTTTGCGATCTTTAAACTCCTCTTGTTTGCCATCATTCCATTCTGATACCGGAGATAGATAACCAACAACCCGAGAATACACCTCACATTTCTGTTTTTTAGACATTTTAATTCCTCCCTTATCTTGCTG